GTAATATAAACTTAAACTTAAGGGATGTATATGGAACTTTGGTTTATGACTTTTCTGGATCAAATCAACATTATTTTACAACAATTAATGACTCTATTACAGCCCAGGATGGAGCGAATATCTTTTCAATAACCTATATTGCGAGTGCTCAACATGTAATTTACATAGATCCAAGATGACAAAGGAAATTTGTAATTAAATAATTTATATGCAATTTAATAGAATATACAACGAAAAATCATTCGATAGTCGTCATGATATTGCGACAACGTTGACTTTCTCTATTTTTAATCCGATATCATCCTGTTCAGGGGGAATTTCAATTGCATTTTATGAAGATTCTTTGTCTTCACCATATGGCGGTGGAATAGATGGATCATTAGGGTATTCACCATACACAGGATATGAAGGTTTGAGAGGTGCACACATAGGTGTTGGTTTGGATGTTACCGGAGAATTTTCTAAAAAAGCAGATGGAAGAAATGATGGAGATTATAAAAATAATCCAAATACAATAGCTATTAGAGGTCCTGAATCAAATAATTATCCTCTTTTAACTTACACTGAAAATCTTTCAACATTTTCAAATATTGTGTTAGGGCAAAATTACACAACAGAAAATAATGCAATTTTCACAACGATTCGTGTTGTTTTAACTGAGCATGGTCGTTTAGTTAAAGTGCAAAAAATGATTTCTCCAGACAATTTTATAACATTGACTCAAACCTATTTGGATAAAAGAAAACAAACTTCATACAGAATAGTCTGTAATTTTATTTCTCCTGATGACACTACAGTTTTTAAAATTAAAGAATTTGGTTGCTATGGTTTTGAACAAAATTTAGATAATATTTTAAACTCAAATTTATTCGGTTGTTTACAATTTATACCGACAAATGTTTTTGCTTTGGGGCAAAGTACGAAACTATTTTTAGGTTCTAATAATTTATTTGCTGAAAAAACAGGAAATACATCATTTAATAATTATATTCTTACCACTTCAAATGTTTCTCCTTATGATGAACGTCAAACTATAAATTATGATGCTTCAATTATTGAAAACTTTTTAGACATTTCAAATGATAATTTACTCGTAAGAAATACAGTCGACAATTCTGTTGACATATATAGAAATTTGGGAAGAAATATTGTTAAGGAATATACTGTTTACTCAAACAACGTTTCTGGGTTTGGATTTCATGGAAGCATAGATAATGACTACGTGTTTCTGTCTACTCTTTCTTCTGTGGAAATATATAAAAGAAACAATTATGATTGGAATTATTATTCATCAATCACCGCTCTTTCATCAATTCCTACAAATATTAAATTTAAAAACAATCAAGGCATCATATCATATATTGACGGTTCAGCTGAAATATTTGAAAGTGATAGCTTAGGAAATTATAGTAGTGTTTTTTATCTTTCAGGCATATCAAATGCTTCTGAAGGGTTTGGAAGTTCAATTGCAATAGGTGATTACTTTGCTGGTATAAGTGCTCCTTTCAAAAATTGTTCATATAGTTCTGATGGTGCTGTTTTTATTTTTACAAAAAATGATGCTACAAATGTATGGTCGTATTCAATTCAGCTTTCAGCCGGAGATAATACTAATGCGAATTTCGGTTCTTCTATTTCTATTAATGATACTACACTAGCTATTAGTCGTCCTGGAAACACCGTGTCTTTAAATTCAAATGCAGGTTTAATTGATGTTTATCAATATTCAGAATCTAATGAATCATTATTATTGTTAAAAACATATCCACCTATATCACTAACTCCAAATGTCAGTTTAGGAAAAAATATTGATTTAAAAGGAAAAATTTTGGCAGCACGAACAACAAATGGAATATCAATTTACAATTTGAATTGTGATCCGGCATATGTGCCTGCAGCTATCGTTCCTCCTTGTGCCCTACGATTGTTGACGCCATTATCAGTCGCTTTCATACAAAAAATAGATTTGAGTGGATATGTCTTAACAATTCAATGTCCTAAACCTCCATTAGTTCCTTTGAGTTCATTTTGTGCATTGGTGGAAATAGTAGATAACAGCATACCTTTATATTCAATCAATGGATTTGATATCTTGAGTCCAATGGTATGTGCTTTAACAGGTGTCTAACATGAGATATAATACCGGAACAATTTTTTTGACAGCAGATGAAAATTTTGTCAATTATGGCACAATTGATGGATATGTTTATCGTGATCCACTATTAGGATTTAATTTTACATACACCAATATTCTTTGTTCAGGAACCTTTAATTCATTAAGCGCACTGCCATCTCTTTCGGCGTTACCATTATCTGCGTATACAAACACTTCAACATTTTCTGCATCTGAAAATATTGTAATTCATAGATATCAACAGAATGAGTTTTTGTTCACATCACCTGTACTAATAACGTTTTCTTTATCAGGTGTTGAACAAACAATTTATAAAATACAAAAAATAGTTGCTGATATTAACAATCAACACGTTGAAAAGGTTATAGACTTGATTAATCCAAATTCCACCACACTAGATTCGATTACTGGTATTTATGAAACGGAAAAAAATTTCATTTCTTCTCATACAGCATTTATTAGCTGTTATAGAGAAAATTTTTATGTAGATGTTTTTGTTATTAATTTAAGTGCAACCCAACCAAGCATAATCAATCCAATATTGGATTATAAAATTTTAAATTATCAATTATTAAATGATGAAAGAAACTATCTGTTAACTTTGCAAGGTTCAGAACTTTTAGATATTCATTACGGTGTTTTGGGAACTGGTGATTATTTATTTATTGCTCCTGTTATTGTTCGTCCTGAAGTTCCTCCTCTTCAATTTTCAATTACAATTCTTCCTGCTTTGACTTCAGAACCAATTTATCCAATTATACCACCATTATCTGCATATTGTGCTCTTATAACAATTGTAAACAATGATATAATGGTGGGGGTTGATGTATTCAGTTCAACTTATTTGGTTCCAATTAGTTGTGTTGTCCCTATATTTTAATAAATAATTTTATGCCTGTCAGAATTTTTGATAAAGATAATTGGTCGAACATGGAAGTTTCCTATGTTCAAGATAGTGATTTGCGTACAAATCAACAAAAAATCTTCAGCGATTCGTGTATAAACTTTGCTTTTCCTGAATTTTTATCAAAATCGTATGATCAAAAAAATAACAATTATTCAAATTTTGCATTAACATCTTCAATTAAATTGGAAAAATCGTTATCATTAACTAACCCAATTGAAAAAGGAAATGGTTTTGTAACATTCATAAGCAACGGTTTAAATACAGTCAAAGAAACTTCACAACGATATTGGTCCATCTATCCGACAGTTTCTTCAAATTATTTAGAAATTACCACAAATAACTTTTTTGGCGGAAAAAATCCTAATTATTTTTTTGAAATAGATTTTCTTCCAAATAATTTATGCAGAATTTCTCATGAATATTATAATAGTAGATATTATCTTAATTTAAACTTTTTAGACAATAATGTTTATCTTCTTTCCGCTTCAAGTGACATAAACAATTCAAATAGTTTATATCAACAAGCATTTGAATATATTTTTGATGAGAAAAATAATTGTATATCGTTTTTTTATAGAAAAAATAACAATGTATACACATTAGTACGATCAACATCCTCTCTTACATTCTCACCTCTTACTGGAAGCAATATTCAGTTTACTGTAAATAATACTTTTAATATTCTTCCTATAAAATTTAATTTGATTGAATCATTATCTTCTTTTTGGTATTCATATACAAAAGAATTTGATACGAATAATCTTAATGTTGATTGTTCACAAAGTGAAAATACAAACAATCAAATCATTTTTCATTCGCAATTTAACAATATAACTTCTCCTGAAATACCATACAATTTCTTGACAGAAAAAAATTCACTTACACCCAAATCACAAAATGTTTCAACTTTAGAAAATAAACATGTTAGAAATTATGTTTCTTTAAATACAGGATCATTTCAAGAAAAAGGAAATTTAAAATTTTCTCAAAATTATTTGAGTAAAATAAATGAATATGTTTTTATGCCTGGAAAAATAAGCTATTTTCACACTCCTTTAAGCATGGGTGAATATAATTTTATCAATATAAATGATTCATCATTGGCTGAATCTGGAGCGATTTATTCAGACACACCTGAATATTCAGATAAAATATGGAAAAAACTTTCAAATTATAAAGATACATCAAATTTTGGTGATCCAAGTGGTGAAGTTAATGGAACATGGCTTTGTTCATGGTTGAGTGGTTCTAGCAACCCGACAACAAGACCAATATGGTACGATAGATATTTTCTTCCTAATAAAACAACCCGACAAATGGCTTTTTCAGCAAACAATGTTTTTAGTTACGAAAGTTATTATGATTGTATAGCGAATCAATCAACACCTATTGAAATTTTTGATGTAAAAAGTCAGATGACTTTTGAACCATATACTCTTTATGCATATTATCGAATAGGTAAAAATGATATTGATGAGTACATAAACAAAAATAATTCAAATATTTTATTCAATGGTCTTGATCAATATCTGGAAACAAATGGAACTATTTTAGCAGCAGAAAACGGATCATACAATTTTTTAGGAAGTCAATATGGAATCAATGAAACAATCAACAGTAAATCTTTTGATAATCGTTTTTCTTTCTTGTTTACATTAGCAAGCAAAAGTTTCGATAATCCTTTTGGTCATCAAATTATAGGTAATTATAAAAACACAGGTTTTGGAGTTTATTCAGACAGATCAGTAACCCCTTTTATTAGAATCATAAATGATAATAAATTAAACATTTACAATCAAGAATTTACTTTGATTGATAGTATTACATTTAATGATTCAATAATCAATGTTGTTCAATTGGAAAGTTTGGATGATTATTATGTCTTAGATAAAACTGGTGAATTATATCAAATAAATTCACAAAATACTATTTTTGATAGCACACAATACAATCCATTGTCTTCTACTATATCCAATTTTTCAGATGATGTTTATACGTTTTTTTTGGTTTCGCCGCAAGGAGACTTTGTGTCGTATAACAGAAAAACAGAAGAATTAGGTTTCAACAATTTTCCTAGGTTTTATTCCACTACTCCAATGGTAAGTGCACAATCCATAAAACGAATAGGATCTGGAGTTTTCATTATAGACGGAACTGATACGGAAATCCGTGAAAATGTGAGAATTTTTTATAAATCAAATGGAGAAATTCGTGAATGGAATGTGAGCACAAATATTATTGAAACACGTTTTTACAATACAAGCGGTAATATTGTAACATTTAAAATGGATGATAATCAAAATTTCTTTATTTTTGATAATAATTCTACGTGTCATGTGCACAATTCAGGAGGATTTGTCATTACAACTTTTACGTTACCGCAAAGTGCACAAAATGTAATCGCTAGTGATTTTGCATCTTACTACGTTGACGGTGAAAATATAAAAACAATTTATGCTGTTTGCTCTTCCACAAACACAATAGCTTCAATTAATTCAAAAACATTTGAAGTTAACGAAAACCCCGTATCATTTGATTATCCATTATCTGGATGTTTAATTTCTCCTATCACAAATTCTTTTTTTAACCATGAAATTTTAGATGTTAGTTATCCTAAAAACACAATTTCTATCCGGATTGATCTTCCCAATGCGTATCCTTCTGAAAATTCTGATGAATTAAATCTTAAATTTGATGCTTCTCAGTTAAAATTTGGAAATCATGAATTTGCTCTCACTTTTGATTCTGTTAACGGCACTTGTGTTTTGTTTGTAAATGGACAAATTGTTGATTCAAAAACATTTGATGAAGGAAAGTATACTTTAAGTGAAATTATAACCGAACCTTTTACTTATGGTGCTACACAATATTTTGCAGGAACTAATTTATATGAAAGATTAAAAATAAATAATGCATTTACAATAAAAAATCTTGAAATAAAAGATATATTTTTCTTTACCAAATCTTTAGATTACTATTCCATACGTTTTTTGCAGAAATACTCCAAAAATATTCAACCTTTGATGTTGAATCTTCCATCCGAAAATAGAAATTATACAGATACAATTGAGAAATTTTTTAGACAACGAATTCCTTACCATAAATCTCCTGCTGTTGATATTTCTATAAATAATTCAAAAATAACCGATCCAAATGCAAGATCTTACATACAACAACAATTAAATAGAATCATATTAGATAACTTTCCTTATTTGACTCAAATTAAAAATATTGTTTGGAAAGAAAACATATGATAACCATAGATTCATCTTTCCAACAAGAAAATCTTATTTTTGATAGGGTTGTGGGTGATTTTATATCTCTTCCATATGCTTTTGATAAAATTCAAATTCCTGTAAATGAACTTAGTATTGCGGGTACTATTAACATACGTTTTGATTATTTGTATGAAAATCTTTTATATCTATACTCAAGAACAAAAATTTTAACAAATCAAATTCCATATTCGTACACAGGATGGTTAGGTTTAAATCGTAGTTTTGCTATTCCAACTAATCCGTCATGGAATTTAACTTCAGTAACAAATACAAGTGCCAGAAGATTTCAAGACATAGGATTAAGTGCATTAGATTTTATTCAAGATTTTGTTGTTTCACCAACAAAAGATGGTGAAAATATTGTTTTAATTGCTTCAGAAGGGCAAACAATAGTTTTTACAAAATTTGATAATCAATATTCAACATTTAATGTTATTCTCTCAAGTATTTTTATTGATGAAAGAACACAATTAGAAAATGGAAATATTACTGATTTAATTTTAAATAATAACGATCTTTATGTAATAGATTCAACAAATAACCAAGTTCTTTTGTATGATGTTGAAGGTTTTATCGGAGGTGAAAATGTAAAATTAAACAAACGTTATTTGAAAAAAATTATTGGTGGTAAAGGAGGACGATATGATAATAGTGAATTCAATAACCCATATGCCGCTGATCTTTATCTTTCCACTCTTGTTGTTATGGACAGCGGAAATTCGTGTTTGAAATTTTTTGATGACCAATTGAATTGGAGATATTCTTTAATACTAAAAAAATTATTTTCTTTGTATACTATTGTTGATATCAAACTTCATAAAAATCAATTTACAGGAATAACAGAAATACTATTGTTATCAAAAGAAAATAAAATTATAATTGTAAACATTGCGAATTCTTCGTACCAAATTATTGATTTTTCTGAAGAAACTACATCAAATGAACATTCAATAAAGTATTTGTTTAGCAAACAAAACACTAATATTTTTTATATTCTTACAAATAAGTCTGTTTATAAAAAATATTTTTCTCGTCCAGCATCAAAAATTGGCAAATACGATTTTTCAAAAAATAATATTCAAAATTATAATTTAAAAGCATTTGATTTATTTTTAGATTACGAACAAGATAATATATTTTTATTTTCAAGAACAGATTTAA